GGCGATAGATCTAAAAGCGAAGAGAGAGCCAAAAGGTCAGCGACAACTCGCAGAAATATCAGAGAACGATATGCTCGTTTAATTAAAACATCTGCAAAAAAAATAGTTCAAAAAGAAGTAAATAAAATTAGGGACTTAGTTAATAAAGAGCTAAAAAACGAACAAAATTTTAGAGAAGAAATTATTGATTTTTATGATGATTTCCCTAATGAAATAAGCGAAGAACTACAGCCAGTGTTATATAGCCTGGCAGAAGCAGCTGCTGAAGAAGCTGGCAAAGAGGTTAATTTTAGCGATTATGATATTGATGAGTTCAAGCGCGATTATGTTGAGAGTAATGCTGAAAGATATGCAGGTTACAGCAGAGGGCAATTGTTGGCTTTAATGAATGAAGCTGAAACAAGGGAAGAATCTGTTGAGCTGGTAGAGGATAGGCTTAATGATTGGGAAGAAACTAGGGCAGAAAAATTTTCAAGTGAACAGGCAGTTAAATTAGAAAGTGCCATAACTAGAACAGTCTTTATGTCTGCCGGTATAACAAAATTAATATGGATAGCTAATGATGGAGCTTGCCCTATTTGTATGGAAATGGATGGAGCAATAGTTGGTATTGAGCAAAATTTTATAGGACCTAATGATTCAATTGATGTTCAAGGCGGATTTAGCCCAGATACACCTAGGGCACATCCTCCTTTACATGATAAATGCGTCTGTAGTATTGGGCCGGCTTAAAATTATCAAAATAAGGAGGTGATTGGATGGAAAAGGAAGTTAGATTACTCCAAACAGAATTTGAGTTGAGAGAAACCGATGATGGGAAAGAAGTAATTGAGGGATATGCTGCCTTGTTTGATGATCCGGCCGATGAGCAGATGGGTTTCATTGAGAAAATAGCTGCTGGAGCTTTTTCTAAAGCTATTAAAAATACTGATACCAGAGCTTTAATTAATCATAACCCAGGCAAAGTATTAGGCAGAAAATCATCTGGTACATTAAGGCTTATTGAAGATGATAAGGGTTTGTATTATGAAGTAGATCCTCCTAATACTACATATGCTAATGATCTAATAGAGTCTATGAGGAGAGGGGATATTGACCAATCATCGTTTGCTTTTATTGTAAGCAAAGAAGAATGGGATGAAAGCGGGGATGTACCTGTTAGGACAATCCTTGAAGTGGAAGAATTGCATGATGTTAGTCCTGTTACCTTCCCCTGGTATGAAAACACAGAGTCGGGTTTGAAAACTAAAAGTAAAGTGTTGGCAGAACATCGCAATAAAAAACAGGCTGAAAAAGATTCTTTAGAAAACATAAAAGAACAAATTAAATTAAGAGAAAGGGTGTTTATAAATGAAATTAGCTGAATTGCTACAAGAAAGAGCAAGATATATACAAAAAGCTAGAGATGTTGTTGACAAGGCGGAGGAAGAAGGCAGGTCCTTAAAGTCAGACGAAAGAGTTAAGAAAGATAATTATCTTGATGAAGCAGATAAATTAGAAGAAAGAATTAATGACTTAAAAGAACTTCAGGAAAGAGAAAAAAGAGAGTTTGAGGCACAGTTGGACGATGAGGGCGGAGAAGAAAAGAAAGACGGATATACCCAAATATATGAAAAGTATATCAGAAGAGGGTTTGAAAATTTAACTCGAGATGAAACCAGAAAGCTTAGAGAAATAAGGGCTCAAAGTGTTGCCAATGCCACCAAGGGAGGTTACTTGGTGCCGGAAGAGTGGGCTAACACTATTATCGAAAAGCTTGCAGAAAACAATGTTATGAGAAGGTTAGCTACTGTGGATAGTACTTCAGTAGAAACTAACATACCTGTATCTAGCAGCAAACCGGAGTTTGGCTGGATAGATGAAGAGGGATCTTATCCGGAAACTGATGAAGAGTTTGGCCAGAAGTCAGTTGATGCCTGGAAATCTGGGGGTATTATAAAAGTTTCTGAAGAACTACTCTTAGATAATCAGTATAATTTACAGGGCAGGATAAGTAATAACTTCAGTCAAGCAGCTGGGGATATTCAGGAAGAAGCATATATTAATGGCAATGGAGTTAAAAAGCCAAGAGGTATTTTGTTAGATGCTGATGCCGGTGTTGCTGATGCTGGCGGAACTGCTGGTTTTGATGCTGATGATGTACTTGATTTGGTTTATTCAGTCAAAAGAGGATATAGGAGAAACGCTAACTTCTTGGCTAATGATCAGACTGCCAAGGAACTAAGAAAACTTAAAGACAGTAATGGCCAGTATATATGGCAGCCTTCTATGCAGGCTGGAGAGCCAGATTCATTAGCTGGTTATGGTATCGAATATTCTCCTGCTATGCCTGATTTTGAAGATAATGCTAAGGCTTTGTTATTTGGAGATATTAAATACTATAACATCTTTGATAGGCAGGGCTTATTTATGCAGCGGTTAGATGAAAAATATGCTGATACTGGTCAAATAGGATTTAGAGCTTATATGAGAACTGATGGATTGTTGACTATAGCAGAAGCAGTGAAATACTTAGATATAGGTACTGCTTAAACACATTATTAATGGCGGGGTAAAACCCGCCCAAATTTATTAAGGGAGTGAAAAAAATGATAAAAGATTTAGTGCATAGATTAGCCATAGAACATACTGTTAAGCCGCAGGCTTTTGCTGATTCTCAGGGTTCTGCTTTAGAAGGTGCATCAATTGATATTGTTGGGTTTAGAAGAATAGCTTTTGCTGTTTCTCTTGGGGATATTAGTGCAGCCGGTATTACAGTAACTTTTGAAGGCCAAAAAGAAGATGACAACTGGGAAGCTATAAGTAATGACGATCTTATTAGCGATGATAATTTAACAGATCTAGCAGAAATAGCGGAGGACGATGACGATACCATTCATACTTTTGGCTTGGCTGTTGCGGAATATAAAGCAGTAAGAGCTAAAGTTGATTCTGGTACCAACGATGGAGCCGGAGACCTTGCTGTTCTAGTAATGAAACAGAAAAAATATGATGAACCTGTATAAAGGCAGGTGAATTAAATGAGGATTAAATTCAGGCAGGGCTATCAAGGTCCTGCCGGTTCTTTTTCACCAGGAGATGTTGTTGATTTAGAAAAAAATAAAGCTATTGATATATGCAACGCTGGATTAGCTTTTCCTGCTAAAGAAAAACAAATAGAAAGACAAATAAATGAATATCCTAAACATACTGGCGGTGGCTGGTATGAGTTAAGCAATGGGGATAAAGTCAGGTCGAAAGAAAATGCTATAAAGGAAGAAAAACTAATAGAAAGCGGGTGATATCATGCAGCTTAAAGTCATAGAAAGACCGGAAGATTTTGTTGTTAACTTAGAAGATGTCAAAGAGCATCTTAGGGTAACTCTAAATGATGAAGATGTGCTAATAGAAAACTATATCCAAGCAGCTACTCAATATTGCGAGGACTACCAAAACAGATATTATCTTAATACTAAAGTTAAGTTAATACTAGATAATTTACATTTTCCTATTGAGCTGCCCCGCCCGCCACTACAAACAGTAGAAAAAGTAGAATTGCAAAAAGCTGATGGTACCTTAGTAGAACTAGATAGCAATAATTATATCGTAGATGATAGCGGTAGTTTTGGTTGGATAAGGCTAGCTAATAATTATAGTTTTCCATCCGATCTAGCTAACAGCCAGGTATTACAGGTTACATACATGGCAGGGCATAATCATAGCGATGATGTGCCACAAAAAATAAAGGAAGCTATATACTTAATGGTTGGCCATTGGTACGAAAATAGAGTTGCTGTAACCACTACTGGAGCGGTTCCACAAGAAATTAACATGACAGTTGAAGCTATCTTAAATCAGGACAGGGTGGTGCCGGTATGAATCCAGGGTTCTTAAGAAAAAAGATAGAATTTTATAATCCTGTCAGCGGCTTTGATGAGAGTGGCGCGCCTGAAGGTTCTTATGAACCCAACCCGGCTTTTTCTGCCTGGGCTAGATACTCAGGAGAAGGATCAGTTGATAACGATGGTTTTTTTGAAATAAGATATCGTAACGATGTTAAAAGAGATCATAAAATAGTCGATGTTGAAACAGGGAACGAATATAGAGTTGTTGATGTGTATGATCCAGATGGCAGACGCCGCCGGCTCCATGTGGTCTTTAAGGAGGTGGCTCGATGAAAGATGTAAGAATTGATGGCTTAGATAATTTAAATCGTGATTTTAAAAGACTAGCAAAAGGATTTGATTCTAAAACAGTAGAAAAAGCTGCATTAGAAGCCGCTGAAATCATTAGAGCTGAAGCTGAAAAAAATGCTCCAAGAGGACCAACCGGCAGATTAAAAGAAGCTCAAATAACAAAATCTTTAAAGAGGTCGGATACGATAGCTTCTGCAATCGCTGGTGTTGATAGAGTAAAAGCCCCTCATGCTCACTTAGTAGAAAAAGGCACCTCACATATGCCAGCACAGCCTTATTTTAGGCCGGCGGTTTTAAGTAAAGGGGCAGCAGCCGCCCGAAAATTTGAGGATGAGTTAAAGCGCATGGTCAACCAGGCGGTGAGATAATGATATTCCAAAATGCTTTAAGAGATTTTCTCGAAAATAATATAAGCAGAGCTAATTATGTAACACCTAATAGAATCCCTACAGCGAATGAAATAACCGATAGAAAGAGCGAAGATAAGTATTTGGTGCATCAAAAAATAGACGG